GATCCTGTCGAACCCTGCCAACGCCGGCACTATCGCATTTGGCGACAACGCAGACAACGACATCGGGAGCATCGTCTACACCCACGTGTCCGATGCGATGCAGTTCACGGCTGCCGCCTCTGAGCAGATGCGCATCGACGGCACGGGCGTCCGCATCGAGTCCGGCGTCTCAGGCGCCCCCACCGACCTCTTCCACGTCGCGGCTGCGGGTGCAGCCAACGCCTTGATCGTCCAGGACGCGGACGGCCATGTCGGCATCGGGACGTCTGACATCAGCTACCCGCTCGACCTCCTGGGCTCGAACGGGTTCATTCGAATCACGAACACGACCGCGGACACGACCGCCAAGTATGCGCGGATCTCGACGCGCCACTACACCAACGCCGAGGAGCCGTTGATCGGCCTGTTCATGGCCTCGGAAGTCGCCGACAACACGGTCAGCCTTGGTGGCCGCTCCGGGCAAGGCAATGCGGCGACCCGCGTGAACATCTTCGCGGCTGCCAACACTTCCACGGTGACCGGCACCGAGATGATGCGGACGACGATCGCGGGCACGCGGTTCGAGATCGGGGTCAGCGGCAACCCCTCTCAATTCTTTCACGTTGCGGCGACGGGCGATGCGAACGCTTTCGTTATTCGTGACTCTAATGGTTTTGTGGGGTGTGGGGTTGTGACTCCGCTCGCCCAGCTCCACGTCGATCAGGCAAGCGCTACCGGCGCCGTGCCTGTGCTCATCTTGGATCAGGGCGACGCCGACGTTGAGTTCATCGAATTCACCGGGTCAACCGGGGCCGACGTTACCAGTTCGATCAGCACCCACACCACGAGTGGCGCGGTGGTGGGGCACGCTCAAATCACCCTCAACGGAACCAAGCAGTGGTTGGCCGTCCTAGCCGACCCAAGCGCGTAGGAATAAGAGATCATGACGCTCACAGAAACCAACTTCAAGTCGCGGCTCCTTGCGTTTCGCGATCACGCCGACACCCCGAAAGACGTCAAGGAGTTCCTGACCGGGGTCATCGACGACCGGAGTCAGTACTTCGGCGAGATCGCCTCCGAGTCGGCGCGTGTCGACACGTATCTCAACAAGGCGCCGGCGGACCTGAAGCTCACGCCGATGCAGAAAATCGTCAAGTTCGTCGCCAGGAACGCAGACGCTATCGACGACTAGTTTCCTGTGCTGACATCGAGTAGAAGCCAACTCCATGAAGCTAGAAAATCACGTCACCGTCATCCCGCGCGGCGAGGATCACGAGGGTCCGGCGAGCTACGCCGACCTGTTGACCATTCTCGTGAATTCGTCCGCCATGAAGGGCATCACCGTCGAGGTCATGCGGATCAACCTGGCGATTCTTGACAAGTGCGAGGAGGTCCCCGTTTTTGTTGGCGACATCGACGACGGGACCGCAGCGGTGTCGCTCGAGTTCAATTCTGCGGAGACCGCGCACATCCGCAAGATCGTCGCCGCGCATCAGTGGTCCACGAACCACCGCGACATCGTCGAGTTCGTCGACGCGATCACGAAAGCAGACGAATAGATCATGGTCCTGATCGTCGAAACCGGTGCTGGTGTCCGCGGTGCGAATTCGTACAGCACCGGCGCGGCCGTGCTCGCTTACCTCACCGCTCGCGGGCGCGAGACCGAGAACAGCTTCTCGACGATCGCGTCCGACGCTCAGGACGAAGCAGCGATCGATGCTACGGCGCACATCGAGAACCGGTTTGCGCTCAGGTTCAAGGGCACCAAGCTGGTCGCGTTCGACGAGCTCCCTGCGTTGGGATCGGTGGCGTTCACCGGTCTCCCAACGGCGACCGAGACCGTGACGATCGGGACCACCACCTACACGTTCGTCGCGGCGCTGAGCTCGCCGGTGGTGGCCAACGAAGTGCTCATCGGCGCGGATGCCGCGGCCACGGCCTCGAACCTTCTCGACGCGATCCGCGCCTCGCTCAACGCCGGCGTCACGTTCGGGACCGGCACGGTGGCCAACCGGGATACCGACGCGGAGATCGCGGTCGCCGGCACGGTGGCGCTGGATGCAACCGCGGCCGGCGTGGGCGGTAACTTCACCACCCTCTCGGGGTCGCCGACCAACGTGACGCTGACGGCCTTCGCTGGGGGCGCTGACGGCGGCTCTCAGCCGCTCAGCTTTCCACGGCTCGGATTGGTCGACCCATCGGGCCGGCTCGTTCTGGGCGTGCCAGAGGCCATCAGGTCGGCAACTGCGGAGTACGCCGTCAGGTCGGTCAGCGCAGCGCTCTGGACCGACAGCACGACCGCGGGCGACGTCACGAGAGTCCGCGAGAAGGTCGGCCCGATCGAGACGGAGACGGAGGGCACCGGTCTCACCAGGACGCTCCTCGACTACCCGGCGGCCGACCAGCTCTTGCAAGGGCTCCTCAAGAGCCTCGGAGCTCTGATCCGTGGCTAACTTCGTTCGGCTCGCAGAAGTGGCGCGCCGACTGGTGTCCGAGAACGGGCGCAGTGTCATCGTAGAACGCGACGACACGGCCGCAGGCGACGCGGCAAAGCCATGGCTCGGTCCGGACGACGTACCGGACACCCCGAGCGGTGGAGCTCTCCTGACGGTCACCATGGCTTTCGTCCCTCCGTCGGGCGGCGGGTTCGGGTTCATGCGGCGCCAGGACGGCGCGGTGATGGACACGGTCGACCAAGTCGGCCTCGTGGCAGCTACGGACACCGGGCTCGCTGGAGCGGATCTTGAGACGTTCACGCGGGTCCGGGACGGTACTCGAGTTTTCCGGATCCAGTTCGTCGAGCGCTTGCAGCCGGCGGCCACCGCGCTTCTCTACACGCTGGGGCTTGTCGAATGACGAAGCTCGTCGAGGCGCGCGACGCGATCGCCAAGGTCGTCAATGACGGCTGGACCACTGACGCCGCCACGAGCTCGTACACGCTTCTCTGGGATGACGTCGAGGGCGACAAGCCAGGCTTCGACGGGAGCGGTGACACGATCCCGTACGGCCGCTGCACGATCAGACACATCACCGGCGAGATCGAGTCGCTGGGCGGTGAGGGCCAAGGCAAGGAAGAACACCAAGGCATCGTGGCGGTCCAGTGCTTCGGTCCGAAGGGCCGCGGCTACCGCGACACAGCCCCGATCGCTCAGGCGGTCAAGCGCTTCTTCCAGCGCCAGGTGATCCCGTTGGTCGACGCCGGCCGGTTCTTCGACGTAGTGGCGAACGAGCTCCCGAACGAAGGCGACCACGACATGATCACGGTGTCGGCGGCGTTCGCGTACTCCGAGACGGTGGGGGAGTGAGGTGACGGACGCTGGTCGTATCAAGCGCGTCAGCGACGATCTCGACGCCTTCGTTGAAAAGGCCGTTCGCCAGCTACAGCTCCGCGTGTTCCAAGTCCTCACGAGCGCGTCTCCGGTTCAGACCGGGTTTTTCCGTGCGGGTTGGACGCCGAGCACTGGGCAAGCTGACCGCAGCGGCTTGTCCAGCAGGCCGGCCAATCTCGAGGCGGCTGCGAGCTTTGCGGCCAGTCGGTTCAGTCAGAACAACCAGAAGGCAGCACAGATCGCGGCGACGTACCGGCTATCGGCCGGCACGGTGTTCATCGTCAACAACGTCCGCTACGGCATCGCCTTGAACGCAGGGAGCTCGGCGCAGGCTCCGGCCATGTTCGTCGAGACCGCGATCGCTCAAGCAGTGCAAGCGACCAACGCAGCGCTCGGTCAAAACGTGTTCCGGACCGGGTTCTAGCTTGACAGAGCGGTCCGGCCGGTCGCTCTGTGATAACTTTACGGCCGATCTCAACCAGACGACCACGCAAGGAAACCCATGGCGAGAGTACTAACCAACAACACCGGGCTTCGTGCGGTCGTCGAGACCTCCCTGGGTGTTCCCCCGACGAGCGACTGGTTCGCTGTCGAGTTCGATTCGATCGGCGCCTACGGTGCCACGATCACCACGGTCGTTCGCCGGCCGATCGGCCAGGACCGCGGCCGTCAGAAGGGCGCGGTCGTCGACCTGGAAAGCACGGTCGAATACGAGACTGACCTCACGATCGACGCGTTCATTCGCTTCGCTGAGGGGTTCATGTTCGCGGAGTACACGAACGTCGAGTTCAACCTCCGCAGCGGCGTGTTGCCTCCCCCTGCCGTCGCGACGACCGACGACTTCACAATCGACTCGGTGTCGGCGTTGCTCGCTGGCAAGGCGCAGTTCAACGCGACTGGCGGGACAACGATCCTGTTCGCGAAGGGATACACCAACGCGGCCAACAACGGGCTCCACTTGCTGAACGTGGACATGGCCGCGACCGACACGACTGCTCAGGTCGCCACCACGCTGGTAGCTGAGACGCCGCCGACGAATGCGACGCTCGAGATCTGTGGGATCCGTGCCGCCGACGACTTCGTGCTCGTGATCGATGGAGGGCTGGTCACTGGCACGCTGGCATCGGCGGCTGACGTCGACTTCACGACCATCGGCCTCACGCTAGGGCAGGAGTGTTGCCTCGGCTCCCCGCTCACGGCGACCGGCGCAGCTACGAACGTCCCGTCGATCTCCGGTGTGGATCAGGCGATTTACTTTCGCCTCACCGCGATCACCGCGACGTTGCTCACCTTCAATAAGGTGGTCATCGCCGAAGCCGGCGTCGTGATTACGGCCGGGACCAGCCCGGGCTCCGAGGTCGTCGACTTCATGTTCGGTCGCTTCGCGCGCAACGTGCCTGTCACGAACAACACCGACGACGACCGGTACCTCGAACGGACCTATCAGTTCGAAGCGGTCTACCCCGACCTCGGCGGCGTCAGCACCGACGAGTACGAGTACGCGATTGGCAACTTCGTCAACGAGTACGTGTTCAACATCCCACTCGCGGAGAAGGCGACCCTCGGCGTCAATTTCATCGGCACCAATTCGGACGACATCACCGGCTCGCGCAAGACGGGTCCGAGCGTCGCGCCGGCGGCTCTTCGCAAGACGGCGTTCGGCACCGGTTCGAACATCCTGAGCATTTCGACCGACGTCGTGAGTGCCGTGTCGGACGTCTGCTTCAAGTCGTTGACGCTCTCGATCCTCAACAACGTCTCGCCCGAGAAGTGCCTCGGCACGCTGGGCGCCACGTTCGTCAACGCCGGGCTGTTCGAGGCGAACCTCGAGGGGCAGATGTTGTTCACGAACAAGAGCATCGTCAACGCCATCAAGAACAACACGACCGTCACGTTCCAGTCGATCCTGCGCAACGGTGACGGCGCGATCTGCATCGACATGCCCGAGCTCACGCTGGGCGGTGGTGGCCGCGAGTACCCGGTTGACCAGTCGGTCCTCATCAACATCACCGGCGAGTCGTTCACGTCCAACACGTTCGGCTACGACATCGGCTTCTCGCACTTCGCCGCAGTGCCAGGAATCATCGACTCCTGATCCCTCGTTCTCCTGACCGAGACCAACCCGAGACGCAGCACCATGACAATCGAAGCAACGCCCCCGGTCGCGACCGGGTCCTTCAACTTTGACCACCTCCAGATCGAGGGCAAGACCGCGCGGTTCGACATGCCGATGGTGTGTCCTGGCGCGTATCTGGACGTGCTCACCGCGGCCGAGGCGAACGCTGCGTACCACGAGGCCAGCGCGGCGCTCAGTGGTGCGCGCGTCCGCAACATTGCCACCGGTCAGGCTCAAGCCGACCGGCGAAACGCGGACCTTGATCGCAACGAAGACCGCGAGCTCTACCCGCTTCACGTGGTGGTTGGCTGGGGTGGCATCAAGCACACCGACGGGGCTCCGGTCCCGTGGTCCGTGGCGGAGTGCGCGAAATTCATCGCCGCTCTGCCCGACTGGATCTTCGACCGCCTTCGCCTCTTCGCGATGCGGCCAGAGCGATTCGTCACGACACCCCCGCCCGCGGAAGAGCTCGCGGGAAACTCCTAGAGAGGCTGCTGTGGAACGAACGCTACGCACGCGACGGCTGGGTGACCGAGGCTCCGAAGGTCGAACCGGGCCAGCCGTTGCCGCTCACCGACAAGAGCCAGTACGAGCGTTCGACCGGTGGTCGCCTTCCCGAATGGTACGCGGAGCAGCCGCCGTTCGTCCGTGGCGACGACGTCTACGTGTTGGCGTTCTCGCTGTTGTCGACCGACAGGCAATTCGACCAAGGGCGTATGGGGCCGATCCCTTGGAGCAGCGCGATCCGCTACGCGCGCGAGCTCGGGTGGTCACGTGTCATGCGTCGGTGGTTCGCGACCGTCCTGCTGATCCTGGACTCGATCCACCGTGAGCACGTAAGAGAGAAGCAGCTACGAGACGAGGCGAAGGCTGAACGGAAGAGCGCGCGCGAGGCCAAGGCCGCGAAACAGAGATGAGCGAATTCCGCATCGATGTCGCGATCAACCCGGACAAGGCCAAGGGTGGTTCGACTCAGGTAAAGAAGGAACTCGCCAAGCTACAGAGGGACGCGCGCATTCTGCGCAAAGAGCTTACGCGCGCGCTCTCGATCCGCGACCAAGGCACGCAGGTTGCGCTCCAGAAGATCAACGCGACGCTCGAGCGGACCGAGCGGCAAGCACTGGTCACGGACGCGCGAATCGGTCAGATTGGTCGGGACCTGACGCCTCGCCCGATCAAGCGGGTAACGCAAGAGATCGACAAGGCGAGCGAGGCTGCGAAGAAGCTTCGGAGCCTGCTGAAGCGAGCCATCGCCGGCGTCGGGGTCGTGCTGATCGCGAAGCAGTTCGCGAACCTGTCCGACACGATCACCAACACGCGCAACCAGCTTCGGCTCGTCACCGATTCGGAAGAGGAGCTCATCGCGACGCAGACCAAGCTCTTCGAGATCGCGAACGAGACGCGTGTCGCGTTCGCGGGTACGGCGACGATTTTCCAGCGGCTCGCGGTCTCGGCCGACGACCTCGGGACCACCAACCGCGAGCTCTTCCAATTCACCAAGAGCCTCAATCAAGCGATCGGTCTCTCTGGTGCCACAGCTCAGGAAGCCTCGAGCGGATTGATCCAGCTCAGCCAGGGGCTCGCGGCGGGGGCTCTCCGGGGCGAGGAATTCAACTCGGTCGTCGAGCAGATCCCGAAGGTCGCCGACGTGATCGCCGAGAGCCTAGGCGTGACACGCGGCCAGCTCCGGGCACTTGCGATCGACGGGAAGCTGACCTCGGAAGTCATCCTCAAGGCGTTCAAAGAGGCTGCGGCCTCTCTTGATGAAGAGTTCGCGACATCGATTCCGACCATCGGGCAGGCGTTCGCGGTGCTCGGCAACAAGACCCTGGCGCTCGTGGGCGACTTCAACGACGCGACCGGCATCGCTGACACGTTCTCCTCTGGCCTGTTGGTGGTAGCCAACAACCTGGAAGGCGTTGCGGCGGCCGCGACGGTGCTCGGTACCGCTCTGCTGGTCAAGCTGGCGACGCGAGCGATCCCGGCCACGGTGTTGTCGACCAACCTCCTGACCTTGGCGAACGCGAAGTTGGCGGTGTCCTTCACCATCGGCTTGGTGCAGAAGGCGATCCCGGCTGTGGTGCTCGGGCTCAAGGCGATCACCGCTGCGAACCTGCGACTCGCGGTGACGTCGATCCCCGCGGCGCTGAAGGGGCTGGCGCTCCTGAACACCGGCGCGATTGGTGCCGGAGTGGCGTTGGCAGGCGTGGCTATCAAGACCGGGCTCGTCGTCAAGGAGCTCGGCGAGTTCAACAAGGAGATGGACTCGATCCGCGTGCAGGTCGAGGAAGACGGGAAGGCGGTCGACGCCACGGCGCAACAGATCGGCAACGCGCAGCGCGAGCTCCGTCGCTTGCAGCGGCTCACC